GTGTTCGCATCTATTATATATTTTTTCAAAAATAGTTCTATAATAATAACTTTCTTTGTCATATGGTTGATTGTGAATATTTGCATGAGTTTTTGTAATAATACGATTATAATTATAATATTCGTCATCTTCCATATTAGCGTCAATATGTTCTTTAATAACCTGGAACCAACTTCTTTCATGTCCACTCACACCGTCGCTAAATGCTTCTTTCCTACGCCACAAAATATCATCTGGCAAAAGCCCACCAAATGCCTTCCTAAATATATATTTCTCAATACGCTCGTCTGTGAACATCTTATATCGAGGAGGAATACTCATTACATATTGTAAAAACTTCTTATCTGCAAATGGTACACGTGCTTCTAATCCTGCACCACTAATGCTCTTATCGGATCGCAGTAAGTCGAAATAACAAACATCACGAACCATGCGTTCATTTTCGCGTTTAAAATCTTCTTCATTTTTCGCCTTCATAAATCCGCGATATGACCCAAAAATTTCATCCGACATATCCCCACAATATATAACACAGTCATCCGTATTTTCTGAAATGTACTGGCTTACTAAAAAATTAGGGATTGATGCTCTAACTGATGTAGTATCATAACTCTCAATTTGTTGAATTGTATCTTTAATAGCATCTAAAAACTCTTCTTCGCTAAGACATACTTCATGATGATTTGTTCCTAGATAGTCAGCCACTTTTCGTGCCCATACTAGATCAGTAGAACCTTTCAATCCAATACTATATGTGTTCAAATCTTTTGCGGGTATATGTCGACACATTATTGCTACAACTGATGAACTATCCAGCCCTCCCGAAAGAAGTGCACCTACCTTCCGATCACTCATAAGGCGTTTTACAACGGCTTCTTCAAATAAAGAAGCAATATTGTTACAAATATTTTCTTCAGTATCTTCTACTGTGGGATAGTTATAAATTCGTTCAATACCAGTTGATGACTCAACGATTTTCAAATTTTCGTAGTAACTAAAAAATTTAATATCTGGTTTATTATTTTCATCCAATTTATATTCAGCATAACAGCCTGGTGGAAACTGCATGGCATCAGGTTGACAACATTCGCTAATACCTTTAAGTTCGCTTGCAACTTCCATGACATATTTATATTCAGACGATATGAACAAAGAACGAACACCAACAGGGTCACGTGCAATATATGTTGTATTAGTATCATAATCATGAAGTACGAGTGCAAAAACACCATCAAGACGACGAAGTGTTTCAATCATACCTATTTTTTTATAAAGATGAATAACAATCTCGCAATCTGATTGACTTTTGTATTCTTCCTCAAGACCAAATTCTTTTATAAGATTGCGAAAGTTATAAATTTCTCCATTACAAATAAGTCGACAATTCTTAATAAAAAATGGCTGGTTACTTTCAGGCGTTTGGCCGTTAATCGCTAGACGATGGAATCCCCATATTGTATGATACCTTTTAGATAAAAGATTAGATGTGTCATTTAGAAATGAACTATTGTCGGGACCTCTATGTGAAATTTTATAAAAATCTGTTTGATAATACTTTAGATAATATTGTAAAGCAGACTTGTATGATTCTATAGTTTCATTGTTTAAAAACTTTTGAATAAAAAATATCCCGCACATTCGATTTGCAAAAACGAATAATATATAACTCGTGGTTACATGTTAATAAATTGATGTCTTTAACTCTTTTATGAATATAAAATAATATATTTGGAATAATAGACATAGTTAAAATAATATGGATAAATAATGTGAATACAATAAAAAATATATAGTATTAATTTATAGTATAATAAATATATAAATGTCTTCAGTATCTAGTTTAAATAATAATAAAATGTATGGTGTTCCAAATAAATTATACTCATGCCAACATGAACGTAATGGTGAAATAAATGATCGTATTTCGTCTAGAAATGTTCCATCTGCATCACTTAAACCTTTTTATTATCAAACACCTGTTTCTACAAAATATGGTTATATGCAAATTTTAGATCAATATAAACCCCCTAATGTACCATTGCATAATTATCCAATTTTTAACCCACATACTACATTTAATCCGGGTAATAATATGGCACCATGGGATGGATTTGCAAACAATGTAAATGTGGAGTCTACGCTTCGAAATCAGTTTTTTGCGTTACAAAATTGCGAACAGTCCGAATATGTTCCTTCGTCTAAAAGTGACTTATATAATGTATATGTTCCTCCAAATCCGGTGAAACAACCTTATCCAGGTTTATTTAAAAGAGAAGTATTTGATCACTACAATCCAAATACTAATAATTTAGGGAATAAATTTTTCAATAACAGTACTAGGTGTGAAAATAAAGATGTTATGCTTGAAGAAGAGAAGCAATTTTATACAACCTAATATTTATTTATAGATATTTTTTATTATTTTAATACGAATTACGTTGTAAAATAATAATATTTTTTATACACGCATCATAAATGGATATTAATGTATTAAACAACTCTACTACAGAAATTGTACATAGTGTTATAGAAAATACGGAAAATATAGTAGACGCCAAAATTATAATAAATAAACCAACCACAAGCACTACATTTAATAATATTAACAGTATTAACAGTGTAGATTATATGACGCTTGAGATTATGGCAAACTCAGATACTTACAATAAATATCTTAAAAGACATCATTTGGATCATGATTCGGTATTAAAAAAAGAGAAAAAATTTTATAGGAAACGGATTATTTCTATGACAAAAGATATTCTATTTAATAGTGTATCAAAAAATGACAAACAAGATAATGATGTGACAACAAATGAATTGTCAAAAATAGATGATGTTATTATAAATGCTTTCAATACATACGCGAGATTATGTATAACTTATTTTAAATTTAAAGATACTATGGATACAATTCAAGGGGAATATAAAGATATGAATAATAGTGTGAAGTTTAATGATAATATAGATGAGACAAATGAAATAGATGAAACAGAAGGTCTACATAATGATGATAATGAAATTAATATAATGGAAGCAAATAAATTATTTATGAAACAAATTGATAAAAAAGTAATAACTTTGGATAATTTTGTAATAAAAACATCGGCACCAAAAGAAGAAATGATACTACCTAAGACAAAAGATTACAAGTTGAATGATCCAAAATTCAAAAAAAAAGATATTAAAAAATTTGGAAGTACAAGTTCTAAAATAAATAAAGATAATGTAAATACTTCAAAAAATACTATTGATGCTATAGTTATTAATAAAAAAACACAAAGTGATATAGAAATTTTGTTAGATAAAAATATCAACAATATAATATAGATGAAACAAAAAAGAATAAGTAATATTTTAAAATTTGCAGATAACGTTATCGTTGAAGATTCAAAGTCAACTACTAAATATAGAAAAAATAAAAAAATAAAACTACAAAAAACAAATAAAAAACAAAAAAGTGTGAGTAATACCCGAAAAACTAAGTTAACTAATCGTGCTAAAAATAAGAATAAATTATTGAGTGATAATATAACTTCGATATCAAGTAAAGAGTTATCAACAAAAGTAAATGAAGATGATCCCGATGTAGAAAAACATCCCGATGGGTTTATAAAACTAAAATGTAGTCCAAAAATACAAGAAAATGATTTTACATGTTATAGTAATGAATCATTGATGAAACTTAAGTCGCTATGGAATGCACGTCATCCGGATGTGATAATAAAATCAAATGAACCTCGTGAAATATGGGCTTCTTTGAAAGAACATTTAAAAAATATATGCAATAAAGAATCGTGTTGGTTAAAACAGAATTTTGCTTCATCGGGTATAGATAAAGAAATGCTTAACTACACATTCGCACCTAAAAGCCCTGATGACTGGAAGAAGAATCCGAATGAATGGTTGAATAGTATTGATATAGAAAATGTAATGAAACAATATGAAAAAGAGTTTCCTTATTTTGATTTTATAGGAGCGGCTCCTATTGACTTTGATTCTCCAAAAATGTACGGTGAATGTGTATGGGAAGAATTATGTCATTTTGATTTAAATATATCAATACGAAATGGTAAAAATAAAATAGGGTTTATATTTAATACAGATCCGCATTATTTATCGGGCTCGCATTGGATATCTATGTTTGTTAACTTGAAACAAAAATATATATTCTTTTTTGATAGTACAGGTAATCCTCCGCCAAAAGAAGTTAAAAAACTTATTAAAAAAATTACAGAACAAGGGAAAGCGGTTGGTATAGATTTTCGATACATTGAAAATAATAAGCATCATCAAAAGAAACCTACTGAGTGTGGGATGTATTCACTTTTTATG